CCTGCAACCCTTTAATCATCTGTTCTGACTCTGCAATTCGCTCTCTGAGTAACCAATAATTTCTGATAGCGGTGTCTGTAGGTCGGGCGGTGGTTGCATCATCCATGCTGGCGGTGGAAGTGGTGGTGCTTTCTGGACACTCGGCTTTAATGTACACCCTGTCAGGATTACGCTCACTAATATCACGCAAGCGACTAATTTCATTTTTTGCATTAATAAGCTCCTGTGTGCGCCTTGTATCAAGTTGATTTAGTCGCTCTATGCGTACTTGATAGTCAGTATTGATATCCTTCTGCTCTTCGAGTGCGGTAGTAAGTTCTTTGTTGTTTTCTGTCAGTGTGTTAATTCTTTTCGCCTGTGCATTAATCAGCACGCAACCACCAGCAACAGTCCCCACTATCATAATGACAATGTAAAGTTTCCAATGCTTCATAATTAGTACCGATGATGTGAGAAAGCAATCTGACAGCGTTTGTCTAAACTGGCTTTATCATTAACACATGAATTATCAATTGAGAGATAAATGCCACCAGCAACCGAGATGAGTAATGTAAGTATAAAACCGACGATGATGATTAAAGGCTTCCATTGCATAATGCTGACTCCGCCTCTCTACGACTGACCAACCCTCGCCACACCTTTCCACCAGCATAAACCCAGCGTTTCATTTCTTCACAAGCGCCATTCTGATCACCAGCATTTAATTTCTTAAGCAATGTAGAACGTGCAAAAGCTGTGGTGCCAACATTGAAAGCAAAGGAATATAAAGAGGCTTTTGTTTTATCATCTACCGGCACTTTAACTAGAACATCAACTTGTTGTTGCGTTCTAATAAAGTCTTTCTGCAGTAACTCGTCACATTCTTGCTGTGTGTATGTCTTGCCTTGAATAATGTCATTTCCAGTGTGGCCATAACAAACCGTCAGAATTCCAGCAACATCACGGTATGGTTCATAACGCACTCCCTCAAAGTAACCAATCACTGTTAGCGCAATACTTACCGCACCGGCACTTGCAACTGCTGTCACTTTCTGTTTTAGGTTCATTAAATGTCCTTTTTAGCTTTAGTCAGCATCTCGCCAACTATCTTTTCTATGTCTTGCGGATCACTAGAACAATTTCGATGAACTAATTCAGCAAATAACGCTGTTCGTTTTCGTTGTTCTCGCCATGTCATCAGATAAGTTGCTAATCCAAGGAGCATGCTGAATCCCATCCCTATTACAAAGCCCCATTCATACAATGAGAGACTTGCAAAAAAGGCAGTTAAGCCAGCCGTTCCGTAGGTAGCATTGGTTAATTTGTCCATGCGCATATACACCCCCTACGGAGTGTCCGAGTTGTTTGTGTTATGGGAAATGAAATTTCACCACACTCTCGTAGTGGCCACGCTCATGCCCTTGAGTTTATAACCCCAGTTCGGCTCTGCTCCCTGAGGGATCTAACCAGTGCACGATTGGCTTTCATGCTTCGTTACCGGTGCTTCTTTTCTTATTAACCCTTACCAGATGCAAAGCTGGCTCTTTACTAGGAGACTCGGGGCTGAATCATGACATCAGCATGTAAAATACGGCCAATCCGCTTTATGACTTCATGTTATTTATTTCCTCTCTTGTTTGTTCAAATCGCTCTTTCTCAAGTTCAACTCCAAGAACTCGACGATTTAACTTTAATGCGGATTTTAGTGTTGCACCTGACCCCATAAAGAAATCAGCAACCAAATCCCCTTCGCGACTACTTGAGCGAATAATGTGTTCCATCATTTCAGCTGGTTTTTCACAAGGATGTTTACCTGCGTAATATTGCACAGGTGGATACGTCCACACATCGGTGTAAGGAACATCAACGGTGACAGAAAAAGGACGGCGCAATAATTGATATTGTTCAGCAAGCTCCTGGTACTCTCGACTAAGAGAAGCCTGAACCTTTATCAAATCAGTATGATCACGATTTAAAGGATTACTACTAAACTTTTCACTTGCTACGCGATGAAACAGCTCCTGCATTTTTTTGTAGTCAGACTCACTCGGTAGTTGCCATTGGCTGTAACTAAACCAGTGTGAAGCCATTTGTTTACCCGTGGCCTGTTTTATTTCTTTTGCTGTTATTCCTAACGATTCACGTGCAGATTTAAAATACTCAATTAAAGGCTTAAATACATTTTCTTTAAGCGCTTTGCATTGCTGAAGATAAGCACTACTTTTGCCCTTGTATGGACTTTGATAATGTTCAGCAAATAAAATTCTTTCAGTGCTTGGAAAGAAACTGCGTAAATCAGCTTTACATGCCCTGCGCCAAGGCCCTGATGGTTTAGCCCATACAATGTGACTTAGAATATTAAATCTTTCACGAACGAGTAATTCTGTATCTGACGCTAGTTTCGAACCGCAAAAGAGATAAAGGCTACCGTTAGGCTTTAATACTCGCCAAAATTCCGCAAGCATTTCATCAAGCCAAGATAAATATGATGTTACGTTTTCCCACTGATTATCCCAACTACAAGACTTCACCTGAAAGTAAGGCGGGTCAGTTGCGATTAAGTCAATACAATTATCGGGAAGTGTTTTTATATAGCTGAGTGAGTCATCATTGACTAAATTTACACTGTTTAAATTCACAGTATTTTTCATAGATCAGGAGAACCTTTTTTGATAAGCTCACTATGCTTTGTGCACATAAGCAGTGGGCTTTAGTTTGTCCGTGATCTACCAGAACGGGTGAATGACTGTAAAGGTGCTACCAACACTTTTACAGTCGCCCATTTTCACAGTATTAGATATTTTGAAATGTGTTTTCTTTGATGTTTTCTTTGATTAGCCCCGCTATCGCCAACTGAGTTAATATCAATTGACAACGTGGCTCAGTTAAATAAGTAAACTGTGCAACTTCGCCAACAGTTACCTCTTTCGTATGCGGAACAACTTCAAAAACAAGTCTTGCCTCTTCTGTCATATCACTATGTTTTAACATGATATTTTAATACCTTTGGTCAGTTATTGGTCGTGAACACACATGTAACTCTGAACAAAGGAAACAGCAACTCTTATCTGTTTTAGATACAAAAAAACCCAGCGCTTAGGCTGGGTTAGTTGGTCACTGTATAAAAACGGCAACTTATACTTAAATAGTGGATCATTGGCTCAAAGAAGTCAACACGTTCTTGCTATTATTTTTACTTTTCCACTCTTTTTCTCGTTTTTTAAATGCATCTTTTAAATGTGGGTAAATTAAATATTCGGCTGAATTAATTATGTCCTCAATTTCTCTTCTGCATGTAGACATCGAGGGTTTTCTATATTCTACCGTTCTATTGCGCCTAATCATTTGTCGCGGTTTTGCTATATTGTGGTAATAACGAGCAATAGCGCGATCTGAACTACCGAAGGCATAACGCAGTAACAAGAGCGTAAACGCTATTCTGTCTATGTGATAAATTTTATCGACCACTTTAGCAATCAACATTCCGTCATCGTCATTACACATTTCTCGCTCAGGATAATCACGCCTTTCTACTGTCGCCATAAATTCAGCAATAATACTGCTTTGCCTTTTTTCTATCCTCCCTGAATATACCCATGCTCCAAATTTTGATAACCAAGGCTGGATCCATGCAACCTGATCATCATCAAGTTTTAACCCATCTGATATGCTCTTTATACTCGACATGCTCGTAACTCCATTACTTCTTGCTTAGTCTGTTCTAATAACTCAATCTCGCTACCATGAATTTCTTGCCATGATTTAGGTGATGCATGAAAGCCGGTTTCATAACATGCCCTATGATGTGGCGGACACAGTGGTAAAACATCTGTATGACTGGCTCGCTGTGCCATTCCCTGCCCTGTTCTAACATGATGTATTTCCGCTAAACTGGCTCCCAAACCCATATTGCGACAACAAATACAACCCAGTTCCGCTACATCTGATAGCCACTGTCTTTCTTCTTTGGTCTTTGATTTGATCATTGGTCTTGCCTCTATGTGAAACTTAATAATTGAGATACTGCATTTTCTACAGCTTTTTGAGTGGGGAATTGCTTACGAAGGATAAAATTCCAAAGCACATCGAGTGTGGCTTTGTAGAGTTCGCTAAATGCTAGGTCATCCATATTTGCAAAGCTGATTGATTTAGCGACACGACGTAAACTACCGTCAGGCATTTCAAACGTGTCGTAATAACCGGCTTGCTCTACAACCCAATAGCGAAAAGCATCAAATGATTTTGTTGCTGAGATATTTTGCGCACGTTTTTGTGCGACTTCTTCTAGATAGATATCGGATGCAGATAAGAGTACGTCAGCATTATCCGTGTAATATGAAAGGAATGTGATGTAACCACGCACAAGCTCTTTTTCTTCAGGTGAAATGGTACCGCCAACTGGTTCCCAATATTCATAGCCTAAGTTGAGTAATGCGAAGTATTTACGATGAAATCGAGGGTTACGAGCTTTCTTAAAATTAGCTGAAAGCACATCACCACACTTGATTTTAGAATGCAGAAAATCTCTCGTAACAGGGTTAGCCGGTACAAGAGTATCGTTAGACATTTTGATAAAGCTATGCTGTGCCATACTTGACTCTCAGTTGACACAGCAAATGTTTAGGATTGGGTGTTCAGGCCAATTATTATTGTATAATAAATTTAATATTATTACTATAATAAAATTAAACAACAATATTAAAAATTGAGAATATCATGGCTAAAAAAATAATAGATAAGAATACATTTATATATAAAAGTAATGACCAAGAATCATCTTTTGCGCTAGCTCTTAAAAATATCATTAATTTTGGTGATACTGATATTTTTCCTTATCCATATGAAACAAGAATGTTCGATGATATATTTTCAGAAATTTTAACATCTTTAAAAGAAACACATAAGAATTTCACAGAACATATAAATGAATGTCCACCAATAAATATAAGTACATGCTCCACCGTAGGATACAATGGATATCGATGGGCAACTCAAATAGATCCATATTGGAATGCTTATTTTTTAGGATTAGTCTTATTTCTAGCATCTGATATTGAAAATAATAGAGTTGATAGCACACATGTTTACTCATATAGATTCGCACCTGACTTTGCTTCAGGGGCTTTATTCTGTAAAAATATAAATTGGAGGAAATTTCAAGAAGATAGTTTAGAGCTAGCTAAATCAGATGAAAAAATTAATTTTATAGTCACATGTGATATAGCGGATTTTTACACTCGAATTTATCATCATAGGTTAGAGAATTCATTAGACAGAATAGACCCACATAAAAACATATCATCTAAAATAAAAAAAATGATGCAAATATTTTCTGGTACAAATTCTTATGGTCTACCAGTAGGTGGCCCAGCATCGAGGATATTAGCTGAATTAGCACTAAATAGTTTAGATCATTTATTATTAATAAATAGTATTAAATTTAAAAGATATGTCGATGACTTTGTTATCTTTTGCGAGACCAGAGAAGAAGCTCATTCTATATTAACTCTACTCAGTAAAAAATTGATGGAGAATGAAGGTTTAACTCTACAAAAGCATAAAACAAATATTTTATCTAAAGATGAATTTGTATCTCTAACCCAATCAAAGTTATTTGGTAGTTCTGAAGATATAGACTCTCCAATGAAAGCTAAATTTATGAGTTTACCTATCAGGTATGATCCATATTCACAAAATGCAGATAAACAATATGAAGAAATAAAAGACTCATTAAAAGACTTTGATTTGCTCGGAATGTTAAGTGACGAACTACAGAAGTCAAAAATTAATCAACCATTTACAAAACAGTTAGTAAAATCACTAACTGTTGCATCTGACAAAATTTTATCCGATGCTTTTAAAGTTATGTTTAATAGTATTAATGAATTATATCCAATATTCAATACAATAATCCAAATAGCTATATCTAGCTGGCAACGTTTTGATCCAGAAACCAAAAAATTCATTAATACTAAAATTATAGAGCTAATTAAAAATGATTCATTTATATTAAAAATAGAATTAAATATTTCATTTGTAATAAGACTACTATCAAAAGAAAATACTGTAGAAAATCAAATTATATTAATAGACTTATATAACTCTAATAGTGATAGCCTATTAATTAACTTATTAATTACCCAAGCGATGACAAAATGGAATACATTCTATTGGATATCCGAATTAAAAAGAAACTTTTCCACAATGTCTTCATGGCAAAGAAGATTATTCATTATAGCATCATACTTATTAGGTGATGAAGGAAAACATTGGCAAGAACACAATAAAAGTAAATTTAATTTCATTGATAAACTATATAAATCATGGGGAGCAAAACGCAAAGAAAATAAAGATTTGGGGGATGCTTTATGATTTCTGAAGTGACGTTTTCTAAGAAATTTACTTCATTTTGGAATGAAGTTTTACCGAATGCTAAAAACTATGTAAGACTAATTAATGGAGGACTACTAATCGCCGAATACAATCCTATTCCTTCGACGCATAGAAAAGAAAATATTGCATTAATTAACACTCTATCATTTTTTATGTTAAGAAAGTTAATTCAAAAAGAATATAATATTGAAAAGTTATCTCACAATTCATTTTTGAAGAGCGATGAATTTATAGTTATAATGGAAGAATGCTTACAATATTTATTAAACTTTAGCTATGGTAAAGATTTTTCTTTACCATTAGAAAATGTTGAATTGATTCAAGTTAATAAATTATTTAAATTAATGTATGAACACTTCAAAAACAACCGTGAAATATGCATAGATCCTTGTTTTGACGGATGTGGTTTTATAAACCAATCTTATGGGGATTTAATTTGTGATGGTACACTTATTGAAATAAAATCTGGGGAAAGAAAATTTAGTTTAACAGACATAAGACAAATAGTAATATATTTAACTTTGAATCATTATTCAAATATACCATATTTAATTAATAAAATAGAACTTTTTAATCCTAGAATGGGAATTTCATTTTCAGAAGATGTTAATGACTTTTGCTTAAAAATAAGTGCATTAAATTGCACTGAATTATATTCAGAAATTCAAAAATATATAATTGATAATAATTTTATTGAAGAATATTCTTTTTAGAAAAAATTAACGTATTGTAGTAATAAAATGCTACAATACGTTTCACTTTAAAAACCCAATGTCATTTTTTTTGAATATCCTATTTGATTTTCCATCCTCTTAAAACTTAATCTTTCCGCCTCCCCCTTACTAATATTTTTAATATAAGAATTCACCAACTGAGCATAAGCGGTACCAGTATTTCCATCACGATTTAATCTGAGAAGAATTTCCATTAGCGATTTATCAGCATTATCGTTATAAACAGCATCACGATATAAACCAATCCATACATCACAATCTTGCTCAATTTGCCCTGTATCACGGCTATCAGCGGGTGTTGGTCTTTTATCTGCCCTATCTTCCAATTTACGGTTAAGTTGGGTTAATAACAGGACAACGCAATCCATTTCTTTTGCTAGATTTTTTAACCCCGTAGTAATATCACCATATGCAATATCACGACGTTCAGCCTGACCAGCCTTGATAAGGGTAAGGTAATCAATCGCTATTAGGCCTATTTGCCCTTTAACTCGTTTAACCTTGCGACATTCAGCAATGATATGGTTAAGATCAATACCAGGAGTGCTATCGATATACATATTCGATTCTGCAATCTCTTTTGCTCTGGCTAATGCCCTAGCCATTTCCATATCATCATGTGTACCTGTATAAAAAATATCTGTAGATACATCGCCTTCTTGAGAGATCATTCGTTCAATGATCCCACGGTCTGTCATCTCAAGGCTGAAAAGCAATGTGGGTAACTTGTGGTTTAATGCAAAGTGAGTTGCAACACGATTATAAAATGCGGTTTTACCCATTTTTGGCCTTGCACCAACAACAATTAATGATCCTCTCAATGCCTGCTTGGGAGCCATTAACTCATCCAGTGACTCTATACCCAAAGTAAAACCCACTGCATTTTTAGGATCACTAAAGCGCCTATCAACATCATCAAGCCAATCTCCAACAACATCTAGAGCAGGTCTTAAACCTTTGCTTTTTCCTGTTTTAGCGTGTTCGATAATGCTTGATACAACCTGCTGAACATTTGATAGTTTATTGTTGATATCAAGACCATCATTCGCCATTAACATCTCTACACAAGTATTCAGATTATTGATAGCGTAACGCTGTATTGCATTGTCTCGTACAATCCGAGCGTAGTTCACAATGTTAGCAACTGAAGGTAATCTACAAAGCTCCGCTATGTAAGCAAATCCCCCAACTTTTTCTAAATCACCGCTACGTGTTAAAGAGTCACTAACTGTAATGATATCTGTTGGATAATCAGATTTTATTAACTTCACTATCTCTGTAAAAATTCGACTGTGAGATCTTGAATAAAATGATCCTGATTTAACTAGTGATATCACATGTTGACGCTTATCTTCGTCAGTGCTGATCATCAAGCCACCTAGTACAGCCTGCTCTGCTTCAAGATTGTATGGAGGGGTGAAATAATCATTTGTCATTAGCACGTTCCTCTTTGACAGCAACATAACAACGTTCCGTAATTAAATAATCTAAATTTTTACGTCGCCATGTCCCCCCTCGCCCATTATCTCGATCCTCCATCATCCATCGACAATTACTGGCAATATACGATAAATAATTCTCCCAGCGCTCTTGATTGAATTTAAATTTTATCCAGAAATTTCTTAACTTCCGTTTACGCTCATCAGTCATCACTTTGATAGCTGGCATATCAGACAAAATATCGTGATATGAATTAATAATATTTTCATAATTCAATTTAATTTTTGATGACGATTTTTTGTCGTCAGGTTCTCCTGACGTACCATCAGTAATATCTGTAGTAATATATGTAGTAATCTCTGTAGGATCGAACTGCGGATTTGTTTCATCGCCACCGTCAGTTTTGTCTTGTCGCGGTCGTTCGTTTTGTTGTTCCGCGAAATCACTATTGTGACTTTCCCCAGTTGCGCTTTGCGCATTTGGTGCATTTTCAATAGGTTGTGACATGACATAATCTAATTTTTCACAGTCAATTAGATAATAAATTTTATGCTCTAAGCGTTTATTAGTCTCAACCAGAATACCTCTGCTAACTAAATGCTTTCTAGCCGTAAGCTGTTCTCGGTAGCTTAAACCCGTCTCAGATTCAATTTCTTCTGATGTTTTATAAACACCTAATTTAGAGTCAGCTTTATCTTGCCAATAAAATATTTGGCTAAAAAATATTACTGCATTTACACTGCCCAAACGTTTTACTAGCCCAGGGAAATAAGCAACTGGACGTCCAAAATCTAATAACAAATCAGATGCTCTCACTTTACACCCCCAGTGCTTTAGCTATATTACGGCAAGCATTTTGGTACTGCTCAGGGGTTAAATTTTTTGACAGTAATTTTTGTTTTTCTCGCTCATACTGCTCCCAAATTAACAACGCAATAACGCGTCTACCATCAAAAATATGTTGGATATCTGAGATATGAGCAGGTTTATCATTCAGCATAAACCCATTGCGGTATGTGATTTTTTCAGTTGATCTAATCATTGGTCTTGCCTCTTGAATTAATGCACGCTGGTCGGGCGTGATATCTCATTTAGTGCGCGTACTACATTGTTTATTTGGTGTGACATGTCACGACCCTCTAATAAAATTTCAGTCATAGCATCAGCGAAACGCTGAATGGCTACAGTTGCTAAATAGTTTTTGGTGTCTCCACGTACTCGAGCTAACCTCGAAGCCGGTAGAGCCATTTCAATCGCTGGCATTAACTCAGCAATTTTTCTTTGAGATGCGCGAGAATCACCACGTAACCAACGGAATATCTGTTGCCGGTTATTATTGATTGCTTTCCAGTCTGCCTTACCAGTTTGATCCTCAATGGCATATAATCGACCATGTTCTTGATTAACCACTAATCGTAAGTAAGCTCGGCTAATCTCAATGGCAACATGTTCTTGCCCTTGTTCTACCGCCCAATCTTCAATTTCAGCTCTGATAATGTTGATATCAAAATTCATTTTTGCGTCTCCTGTCGCTAGAAAAATTGATTATGCATAATCAGTTTTTTAATTTGATACCTGTAATACTGAATACTCCTTTTGGCAAGCCATCCCAAGGATTTGGATAATCAACTGGATTAAGATCATGTGGAGTTACTAACCAATTGGTTTTTGCTGACCATTCGATAGCTTTTCGACCTTTAGGGTAGTAGCTACCAGCAATAACTTGACTAATAAACCCTTGAGTTACTCCAACCGTTTTCCCAAATTCAGTTTGGCTGATTTTTTGTTTTTTTAAATACAGATCTAATTTCATGTTTTCCTCCAGCTTATGTAATAGCCGAATATTAGCAATGCTAATTTAATAAATCAATAGCAATGCTATTGGATAATTATTAGCATTACAAATAAAATACTAAAATGAACAGAAAAATATCAGAATCAGATAAAATTGCCGCCCGAAACTTACGAAACATTTGGGAAGCAAAACGAGAATCTCTGGGCTTAACTCAAGAAAAAGCCGCAGAGATTATGGGATTTGCTACTCAAGGGGCAGTAAGTCAGTATTTAAATGGCCGAACAGCCTTAAACACTGATACAATTTTAAAATTCGCATCATTATTGAAAGTTGATCCTGAAGATATTAATCCAGAGCTAAAAACGTTGTTAGACTACGTTAGGCGAACAGGAAAAGAAGAAGAAATAAAACAAATAACCTCTTCTACATCAACTCAAAATGAACATACGACTTTAAGACTGATGGATGTATATGCAAAAGCAGGCCCTGGTGGCTTTATAAATAACGAATTCCCTGACACTATAAAATCTATTGAGTTCTCTCCAGAAAAAGTATTCGATTTATTCGGTAGAAAAAGTTTAAAAGGGATTGAAATAATTAACATTAGCGGTGACAGCATGTCTCCAGCAATAAACCCAAGAGACGTCGTTTTTGTTGATACTCATAATGAATTTTTTGATGGCGATGGTGTTTATGTGTTTAGTTTTGAAAATTCATTATTTATAAAAAGATTACAAAGAGTTAAGGGCAGAAAACTAGCTGTTAAATCAGATAATCCTGCTTATGAAACGTTTTATATTGAAGAGTCAGAAATGTATGATCTCCGAATTATTGGAAAAGTAATAAAATCACTTCCTATTAAAATGATTGATTTTGCATAAAATAACAATGTGTTACATACAACCACCGTCGATACGGTGGTTTTTTTTAACTCAAAATATTAGCAATGCTATTGACAATTAAAATAGCAACGCTAATATTAAAGCAACCAAAAACAACACAGCAAGTGTTTAGGTCAGTGTTCAGATTTAGTTTTGCTGTTATGTCGGAGGAGAACCACAGCTCTCATCGCGACCTGTCATGATTACCACCGCATAACGGCAAGTTTTTTAGTAATACCAGGGAATTTAATTAGTTACCGACCAAAGCTACAAGGCAGACCTGACAGCTCGGAAAGACGGGCAACAAATTTTAGACGTAAAAAAACCCACCGAAGTGGGTTCCTTTACCCCGAATTGCCGACCAAAGCTATCGGGAGTTCTACTAGCGCGACCAAACGCTAGAAGAGGCAAGACCAATGATAAATCACTGATCACCGTTATTTTAAAGGAGTTGCTATGAAAGCACAACCTGAAAGCCTAACAGTCACACTCTATATTCATGCTCAAAAACAGTTCGATGGTTCTTACCAATATAACGCCTACGCATTTAAAGCCGATCCCAATGCAGGGCTAGGTTTTGTTATTGCAGAACACATTGTTGATGTTCCTTTTAAAGAGCCAACTCAAACTGCTCTCATTCACGCTGAAATTGATTTTCTACGCAATGAGCAAGATAAAATTCTTGCTGATGCCCAAATGAAATCAAGCTTGTTAGAAGATCAAATCCAAATGCTTCTCTGCTTGGAAGGCAAACCCATTTCGAAAACTGACGAAGAAATCCCTTATTAAGAGGCAAGACCAATGAAAACTTTTATCTGTGTATTTGAGCCTACGACCGAGGCTCGTACAAACAACGGTGCTGTACCGTTGGCCATAGCGTTAAACACCGCTAATGCAAAACTTGCAACAGCGACTGCAGTAGTAAAATTATCTGAAGCATATCCAGAAGCTATGGATAACTTTAACACTGATGATCCGTTAATTAGCGAACACCTTGACGGCTCTGTTTGCCCTACTTTAGATATATTCGATGAGAAATTTGCTGTTGAAAATGAGTTTGATGGAACTCAATGGAAACCTATTGAATATAAGAATTTCAAAAAACTAGGAACGAAGCCCAGAATTGCGTGTTTACTTTTATTTGGAAAGACTCAAATAACTAACAATGAGTTTTCAACTGCTCTGGAATATTTGGCAGGAAAAGAAGATCCCAAAATTCGTAATATCGCTACAGGCCTAGCTGAAATAACAAAACTTTCTTTGATGGATGCTGAGCAAACAATGGAAATAGCACAGGCTATCTATGAGTTTGCTAATGAAGATGTCACCGTTGAAGAAGCTAAATCATTAGGTGAAAGCTGGCTAACCGAAGAACCAGAACAACAACATGAAGAAACATCTTCTATCAAACGTAACTATTCAACCATAGATACCGAAATTGCTTTAGCACTGTTAGATGACTTTGATCCTAATAATGTCCTCGCATCTCAAGTAAAAAAAGCCAAAGAACTGATAGATGACGACGACAAAGCATGGAAACGCTGGTCAATGGATTTACGCACAACAGCTGGCATCTTGGATATACCACGTGAAAAGATTTTCTCGTTAATAGCTGAAAGTAAAAAACAGCCTGAGTTATTAGATAATCCCAATGCGCGAAAAGAATTTATTGACCGTCATTTAGGTATTAACAAGCCTACTGGCAATGCTGAAAAAGAAGAAAGTATCACTTCTAACCAATTGGATAATACCCCTTCGGTATCTAGCAAAATTACCGTTGAAAAGGAAACTAAGCCTAAACGTTCACGTAAAAAGCAAGAAGTAGCCCCTAAAACAGAAAGTTCTCCGGTGGTTGAACAAACTGTAGAGCCTAAAGAACCCGAAACACCATCAGCACAACAAGATAATTTTGAGCAACGTGCCAGTGTTATTGATGAAGTTCTTAACGCGAGTGACGCTAATAACCTAAGTATTTGGAAACAAGTACAACGTACAGACCCGCGCTTTACTAAGCCATTAGAAGGCGTGGGATTTACGGGGACCAGTATAAACAGCACTTACATGTTTATGCGTGCAACTGAAATATTCGGTCCTATTGGTGAAGGTTGGGGATATGAAGTCCTTGAAGAAAAATTTATTGATGGAAAGCCTCTTTTAGAACCTGTCCTTGATGAGCGTAATAAACAAGTCGCAACCCGTTTTTTACGTGATGCTGATGGATCGTTATTCTGCGAACAAAACCACTCAATTAAGATCCGTTTTTGGTACATCATCGAATGTGAAACCCGCGGTGAATTTGAAAGCTATGGTGCAACACCATACCGCTATCAAACTAACTATGGCATTAAGGTTGACGGTGAAGTTATTAAAAAATCACTCACTGATGCCATCAAAAAAGCCCTATCAATGCTTGGCTTTAGCTCTGATGTCTTTATGGGTATGCATGATAACCCTGAATATATAGTAAGCAATAAACTTGAGTTTGAAATCAAAAATGCCAGTGAAAAAGCGGAAGATATCACACGTATTCGCAAAGAATTAGACGAGAAATTTACTAAACATACAGAAGTGATGCGTAGTGCTGTTACAGCAAATGAATTACGAGGTATTGCATCGACATTAACGCGCGAAATTTCTGCACATATTAAATCAGCCAAAGAACGTCGTGACGAAGATTACGAGAAGTATTTGTCTGGCCGTTTACGTCGATTAAACCAAATCGAAAAAGAGTGTTTAGACAAACTGAAACAGAAAGAAGAGGCAATCTAATGACCAAAACTACTGCTATCGCACTGGCGACCAATTATGAAAAATTACAGCAACTCGTTGAAACAGGTGAATTCTCTCCTGAAGATATCGCAGATACATTGGCAGGTATCGAGGGCGAGCTAGGTGATAAATTGGATGCAATTATGCATCACGTTCGCAATATCGAAGGTCAAGCTAAAACACTGGATGAAGAATCTAAACGTTTATCTGATCGTAAAAAATCATTCGAAAACCAAGCTAAAAACCTAAAGAAATATGCTCTTAACTGCTTATTGGCTTCAGGATTAGATAAATTAAAAACAACAAAAAATACATTCACTGCTAGAGCTGGTGTTGTTCGAGTCATTATCGACAATGAGGCTTTATTACCGGATGAGTTGGTTGATGTTCAAACCATCACCGCGCCTGATAAAAAAGGCATCAAAGAAGCGCTTGAAAATGGTATTGAAATTCCCGGAGCACATCTTGAAGTTGGTGAACGTTCATTAATGGTTCGTTAATTCATAATAGCGCCCTTTCTTGGGCGCATTATCAGGAGATAAACGTTATGGCCATGAAGTTAGAAGTTGTTATTACCCATGATGAAGCAACCAATAAATGCAGTATCGAATGGTCTACAGCATCAACAAAAAATGTCACAGAGCAAGAACAGCAAGCACTTTCATCGATGCAAAAAGCGTTATTGCTACAACTGGGGCGCCCTATAAATACAGCTATTATTCATTAGTGTGACATGTCACAAAGAGGCAAGACCAATGCTTAGACACTCTCAACAAAAAGACCAAGCCGTAAAGATCACATTACCAGATGGTACACATGGCTTTGTTTCAACAGATAGACGTTGCCATGTTTCATACGATTTCCCAACGCACGTCAAAATTGAACTTCAGCCCACTCACTCTGAACAGCAAAGGGGTGAACAATAATGTATGGTTTATTCCTTTTGGTATGTAGTTCGATGATTTGTCAGTTCGAACCCTATGGCTACATTTATCCTGATGAACAAAATTGTTTAATTGATAAGGAATTACTCGCGACCAAAGGGAAAATTGCAGAATGCTATCCAGTGGAGGGAATTATTCGGGTAAAAAGTTGATTAAGCATAATCAGTTTTTACTTTTCGTTGTTATTAGCATGGTGGTTTATTCAAGACCAATGGGTAACCACCATGAAATTATTAACACCTTGGGAACCAGGGAACCAAGTATTAACAAGTTTTGATATTAAATTAGGTCGGTTAGCGTTCAGTGTAAGAAATAGACCATGCACTGACGCTGAAATCAAACACTCCTGTGATACAGCAGACCGACTTATTTTATTGATGATGAGGCAAGACCAAAATGAGCGGAAAACTGATGAAAGCTAGTGCGTGGGCTAAACGAGAATTTGAAGTAGGTTCTATTCCAGATAATAGAACCATAAAAAAATGGGTAGAAACAGGTTTATTAAAAGGCAAAATCGTTGATTGTTCTGTTTGGGTATATTCATCCGAACGTTGGGGTATCGAGTCCGTTATTTCTTCATGTGTCGATGAGTTAATAAGGGCTTCGTAATATGGCCAGTAGACCTAGAAGAAAGGAATTTAGGCATCTACCTGACTTTCTTTATTTTGATAAATCAGTTAAACAATATCGCCTTACATTAACTAATGGTTTAAGAAAATGCATTGGTGCAGATAAAGCAAAAGCTATCGCAATAGCCAGAGAATACAACAATATTATGCGACCAGAAAAATGCGTTTCTGTTAACTCATTAATTATTGACTCGGGGGGGCAATATGGAGAGGCCCTCCCTCTCTCAGAACATTTAGATAAGTTATTTTTGCGGATCACTAATGATGAGAAACCATCAGACAGTACACTTAGTAACTGGGTTAATGACTTAGAAAGAATTAAGATCTTTTTTAAAGATATCCCCGCAAATGAAATCTCTCTGGAACATGTAAATGGCTATATTAATGAATATCATGCCGATGCTTCTGCTAATGTACAAAATCGTAAGGTAAGTTTTCTAAAGAAAATTTTTAGTTACGCAATGGATGAATCTCTTATGTTTGATAACCCTGCTGAACGTAAGAAAATGAAAAGAGTCGATGGGAAAAAACGTAGAAGATTATCTTATGATGATTTTCTTAAAATTAGAGCGTCCGCAGAACCTTGGTTAAGAACAGCAATGGATCTGGCATTACAAACAACACAAGCAAGGCTTGAAGTATCACGCATAAAATACAATATCAAAGCTCCCAAAGAAGGCATCTGTGGGTGTTTATGGTATGAAGAACCTTTAAATGGAATATACGGGATGATTTATATTCACAGACAAAAAGTGCAACATAAAGAGGCATCTCACATTGCGATCCCCATAGGCAAAGCACTTAAGGAAATCATCGATAATAGCCGTGACAATGTGGCAAGCCCTTATATTGTGCATAGGCTACCTACTCGTATTCCAAATAAAGTAAGTAAAGAAGTTAATCATCCAACACAAGTCGCACCTGATTACCTTAGCCGTGCATTTTCAGCATTACGTGATCGAGTGGGCGTTGCCAGTCATTTACCTTTAGATGAAAGACCAACCTTTCATGAGATAAGAGCATTAGCAGCCTTTATGTTTAAACAACGTGGTTTTGATCCACAAGCTCGAATGGCTCATAGTGATGCAGAGTCAACCAAGATTTATACAGAAAACCATGTACAATGGGTTGAAGTGCCACATTGTGAGATTGCTTGAGTTGGGTTAGCCCCAATTTTGCCTGATACAAGTATCATACAGAATCGACTCTAATTTGATAGATTGTTCTGCGTCAAAAGCGGACTTTGGTAAGTCAGCATTATATTAATTATTGGGGGCAGGTCAGTTGATAGTAGCCAGACATGAGGTTATAACTGGACATTGAAGCTTTATAGAAAATTTTTAATAAAAGGTTTTAAAAATGAAACTAAAAAAAATTCTCCAGATGGACTTTATTAAGGAATTTCATGAAAATCTGGATACTGATTTCGAGAAACAACTCTTCATCGCTTGTCTCAGAAATTATTGTTCTCACGGCAATCCATTAAGGTTTAACAATTTCGCTTATGCCATACGCGAACTTATAAACCATGTCCTGTCTCGAATGGCTCCAGATGAAAGGGTGATGGTAGCCCCATGGTTCACCACCAACAAAAACAATGCGAAAGTAACTCGTAAACAACAGGCTAAGTACATTGCTCAAAAACATATACCTGATGAACTCTTAGATACTGAAGCACTTCAGAAGCTGGATGAAGGTATCGCCTGGTTCAACAAAAATTATCAGTCATTGAATTACTACACCCATATTACTGAAGAGTCGCTTGAAAGCCAACCAAAGGATTTTTTTGAAAAAACGAAACTACTGATTGAGCTTTGCAACAAGATATTTGTTAACTTTGGTGATTTAGAACGCATACTAACTGATTCCATCATTGATGAGGTCAGCGACCACGTAAACGAAATTACGAGAAATAATACTCCTAATGAAGTTGATATACTATCGTCACAGACGATTGTAAATGGTTGCATTGTTCAATCTATAGAACCTCTCGAACTTACAGAAGATTATATTTACCTATTAGTTAGGGGAAGACTTGGAATTACGCGCCAATATGGACGAGGTGATGATTACTTAGCTCAAGGGGACTCTTATCCGTTTAAATTCGCTGTATCTGTACGTGCTAGCGATTTTGATGATATTAGACCTCTTGTTAGAACCGCTATTGTTGATACAGGTTCATGGTATGACGATGGTAATGGTTCAGCAATGGCTGATAAAATTTACAGTACACGGCGGTTTCTTGAAATGATCGCACAAGTTCACATAAAACCAGCAAGATTACGAAGCCTCTTCCCAGAGCTGTGTTATACAATACCTGACGATGAACCAGATGAAATGGTTCAGGAACTCAATTGCATCGAAATTGATTTTTGATATTCAATAACATTTTCTTTGTATCAAACCTTGCTTACCTAATCATTTCATTATGATGTTCATTGGGGAGTATCTGACCTACTCCTCGACGATTAATACACTGCTATACTAGTAATGTCCCTAGCTCACTCAAAGCAGGTGATCATATTTAGTTATATTTCTACCTATGAAACCTGTTAGCTCAAACCTGAGCTAACAGGTATAAATATAGTGGTAAAATCCCCCTTAACTCATTGATTCTTATAATGCATATTTTGTATATCTAGCACTGTATGTAATTACATGTAAATTTATTATTTATATTTATAATCAAAGTGTTAGGTAACTTAAAATCGGTTTCATGGGGTGTCAGGGGTCGTAGGTTCAAATCCTATCATGCCGACCATTTTTATTTAAGAAAA